TGTTCAAACCAATCGAATTAAATGTAAGTGGAGAAGTTATTGCTGGTCCAGCAACTAATGAAGCAGTGAATGGAATTGCAGTAGCTCCTGCACCAAAGTGTCCCTTATGTGCAGAAAGTGATCCTGGTTCCCATAATCCATTAGGTAATTGTAATGCACCACCACCAAGTGGAGTCATTATATCAATACTGCCTAGTTCTAGTTTATCAAGCATTTTATTTCTCCTTATTTACAAGTCTGACTAATTGCTGTAATCAATGATGCCCAATTACCAGATAAGATACTCTTAAGAAATCCTGCACTTGAAACAGCACTTCCTTTGTTAAAATTTCCAGACAACATCATATCACCAACAAAATTCATATTTCCCTCACTCACAATACACATTCTTGCTGCAGCTAATCTATATTCACTACCTGTGGTAACTTGATAGAATCCGTTGCACTTAGACATTATATTACCATGCCCAGATTCTCCAGATGCATTAAAGAAGATGTTTCTAGCATTAATATATACGTCACCATTTTCAGCATTTAATACAATATCACCAGTTTTTGCAATAATTGCTTTAGCAACTCCACCATGTTGTGATGGATCACCATTAATTGCAACTACTTCTGCACTAAATCCTTGTATTCTTTCATTCTTATTTCCACTCTTTGAGTGAATTATAGAATTATTTGCCGACGTAATGATAGTCAGATCTCTTTTATCATCAATTCCTTCATGCGTAACAGGTCCACAGTGCATAAAAGCATGTGGGTTAGCAGTGATTGTATAATCTGGTGCGTTTGACATCTGTTATCAAATTTTTAAGTATTTATTATCAATATCCATATCCACCACTAGATCCAGATGAACCACTAGATTCACTACTAGAACTACTACTAGATCCAGATGAACCACTAGATCCACTACTAGAACTACTAGAAGAAGTGGATGGAGATGTAGATGTTGTAGTGGTGGTAGTAGTATTACTAGATGTGGATGTTGGGGTAGTAGTAGTCGTAGAAGTAGTAGTTGTAGATTGTTGTGGTTGAACAATTCTTTGATTTACTTGTCCCAAACTTTCTTCAATTGTATCATAGATGGTTTCATGGAATTCGCTAATGTGGTTAACACCAACCATCCTCACAGTTGTTCCATCTGCTCGTGTATGAATATGGAAAGGACCTGAATATGGAGTGCCATTAACATATCCAATATTAGGTCTAGTATTTCCGATACAATCAATTACTTGAACCAATTTATTTGGATCAATAACTTGTCCCGTTTTAATGAAATCATTAAGTGGTGTAAATTTTAGATTTACTCTAAATCTAGCACCGAGTCCTGCCGCACTAGAAATATTTGCATTCGGAATCTTTGTATAACCATATCCAGTTTCTAAAACTCTAAAATCAACTATTTGTCCTAAATTATTGACATCAATCGCAAATGTTCCACCATCCCCATCATCTAAAGTTATAGTATCTCCATCATTATATCCAATTCCTGTGTCGAGAATATCCACACTATCAATTGTAGCAACAGCATCATTATTTCCTGTTCCACTTGTCCCACCAGTTCCATCACCACCATCACCACCAGGTGTAATTGTTGTATCACTACCTGTGGTGGTTCCGCCATCGTCTAAAACATTTCCTCCACCAGGACTAGTTCCACCACCACCAGTAGTATCATCAGCAGTATTTCCACCGTCACCACCACCAGTTCCATCACCACCATCACCACCAGTTCCATCACCACCATCACCACCAGTTCCATCACCACCATCTTCTTCAGGTGGATTTACACCAGGTATCGAAGTTGGTGGAGTTCCTTGAGATACTGTTAAAGTAATTGATTGTGTTGTCGTCTGAATGATAGAACCATTATTTTGTGATGCTATACCATTATCGTTTTGAGCAGTTAGATTATATGTCAGAGAAACACCAGATCCGTCTGATGGAAAATTCAAATCCTTTGGTATTACTGTGGTTATTGCTCCATTAAATGGTAAAGAACTATTTTCATCTGCACCAGACAATGAAACTATCTCTGCGTTTTGTGTTTGCCAACTCAGTAAAACAAGTTCTCCAGTGACAACCTTTGTATTTGATGCTGTAAAAGAACTAATTATTGGTGCTTCAGTGTTTATATTCTCCGAGGATTCCCCCTCTTGATTAACTGTAAGAATAAAAGTTTGTTCTACTACTTGAGGAGAAGAACCTTTATTTATCTTAGTTGCTTTTAATGTAAATGTTTTTGTTGTTTGAGTTTCATTTGGTCCAAAAATAACATCATCCTCCATAACAGGAAGAGTCACATTTCCACTTAAAGGTAAATTAGTATATCCTTCAAGTTGTAATGAGACTTCATCAGCATTAACAACATTCCAATTTAAAGTTACTGAGTTATTAACTGTTAATGGATTAGGTGCTCCATAGAATGCTGTAACCGCAGGAGCACCTCCATTATAGTTATTTTCATACCCAGTTCCAGGGTTTGCTATTGTAATTTTTTCTATCTCACCAGTATCATATCCATTATCATCCGTTTTCATAATAACAAAACCACTGGCATCTGCCCCACATCCTGCTGGATCAACAATTTGAACAAATGGTGCCGATTTATAACCAGATCCACCATTTAGTAAGTTAGTTCCAATAACTTGTCCAACTTTATTAACAACTGCCTGTGCAATAGCACCAGATCCACCACCACCAAAAATTTTAACCTGAGGTATTCCACACTCAAAGTTACCTGTATAACACTCTCCTGGTGATTGTGCTTGATTACCTTCCTCACCAAAGAAGTTATCCATCCATTCATCAGCACCAGCCGAAATTTCTCCAGGGAAATTTGGTGAAATGCCAAAATTAAAGTTTGAAAAATTATCTTTTTCTGCTTTAGATGGTCCACCCCATCCTTGTAATGAAAACTCTTTTACCTCTGGACATTCTGGACCACCACATAAGAAACCTTGGAATCCAAGAATAAAATCAATAGCAGAAGAAACAGAACCATATATTTTACCAACTCCTCCAAGAATATCATTAATATTATCAAAAATTGGTCCTAGAATATTATCAATATCATTTGTAAGACGATTAATGAGTGCATTTACAAATTTTTCTGCAGCACAGAATGGCGTTTGAATAACTTGCCCAATCATTGAGTATAAGAAATCACCAACGAGACCAAATAATCCAACAATAACTTTTTCAAAAGAACAGAAGATTTGATCAATAACAGCAGCAACAATTGATTCCTTGATTGTTCTTATAAAATTAGTCATAATCATTTCAAGTGCTTCAAGAATAAGAGATTTCAACTTATTCAAGACCCAGTTTCTTAATCTTTGAACCAGAGATTTAAGAATACCTGCAATTGCACCAGTAATAGCACTAATTGTATTTTTTAAATTTTGGATTTTATTAATTGCACCATTGATATAAAAATCACCGTATTTCTGAATTCCACGCAAAAATACAAACATTTTTTGTAGATTTAGATTTATATCAGATAATCCACCTTTACTATCACAAGGATCACCTTTACTATAAATTTCTTCCTTTGCTATCTGCTCAAGATTCCACGCAACAGTCTGATAGTATTTTATACCATACTTCTCATCAGATTTTTCTTCACCTGCCATTGAGGTTTCATCAATTAATGCTTTAGACTGAGTCGCCATAGTTATTATGTATTAGGATTTTTCTTAAAGAAATCTTGTGTTGATAATTGAACAGGTTGTTGTGAACCTGATCCTTCTCCAGCTGCAAGTTGATAACTAGATGGTTGTATTGTTCCGTGAAATGGATCGATCCGTTTGAATCCTGTGCTTTGTTTTTTTGACGCTTCATCAGTAGGAATATCAACATCAGCACCGGTTCTTGAAAGAACACCAATTATAGCTGGTTCAGTGCATTTTTCATCTAAAAAGAATCCAAATACAGTTTCACCACCAGAAAGACCAGTTGATACTTTATTTAGAGATCCATGTGAAGTAGGACGAAGAATTACTGCCCATGGAAGTTTATCATCAGATAACTTCGTTCCTTCTGCGGGGTGATACCCCATGATTCTTACTTCAACACGATCACCCCATCTATTGGCATCAGTTTTATTTGTAGTTTGAAATGGTGGAACTTGCCCTATCCAGAATTTAGGACTATTTCCAAAGAAACCTTTATTCATCTATTAATCCTCCTCTACAGTATATACACCATCAGTATCACGAACGATTGTCAAATGTGTTAATGATCCAGTTTGACCATCGGAAGTAAATTCATGTGCCAAGTTAACAATTAAGTATTTACCACTGACCTTTTCATCAGATACACCCTCTTGTGGTGTATCTGTCAATGCAGGAAATTCACAGTTTATAATCATACCTGCTCTCAACTCAAGATTACATGGAACAACCATATCAATCCTCCTTGAGAAGATGAGATTATATCTCATTCTTCCCGCAGCAAACCACTGTAAAGGGTTGTTATTGACCGTAGATCCAATACCAACAGAAAAATTACCTGGATTTACAATTTGAAGATCAGTTACGGAAAAATTACCTTTATTTTCACCTTCATATATGTTATTAAACTCTTCAGAACCCATTACTGTAAGAACGTTTTTATTTGCATTGATGAACTCCTCGCTGTATTCGTTGCTAAATGGATTGAAAGAAATAAACTTAGCGTTTATTCCAGCACCTTGTTGCGAATACAAATTACCTGAAGGTTTACGGACTTCATACTTTAATATTCTGAAATTACTTTGTTCACAAAAAGTTGCAACATCCCTATAAACATATCTAATTGGATATGGTGTTGAAGATATTAAAGAATCTATTCCTCTAAAATAAAATCCATCCTGTGTTTCAAAAATAAAGAATCCAGGAGCAGCATCAGTTGGTAATACAGGAACTGCTTTAGGGCATAGATCTAATAAAAACTCAAATGGTGATCTACCATTGCCATATTCTGCAGATGGAAATTTTGTTGGTGTAAAATGCACAGCATTATCGGGTGCTTTCTCAGCAGGAACTGCTAATCCACCATTTTTAATCGTATCTATTAAGACTGTTCTTGCCGTCTCAGAAATTTTGCCCTCATATTTTTTATCAACTCTAATTGTTGCATCTCTTGCACCTGGTTCAGAACACAAATTAATTGATAAAATCTGCTTCTTATCTTTTGTTATAACATCCGAAACTGATGTTACTTCTAGTGGATAATTTGCATCAAATTTTAATTGAGCATATTCCTCTGGTTCTAAATCATCAAAAATAGAATCTGCATTATAAATGTTTCCAGATCCATTTTCTAGAGTTATATTTAATTTATTACCAACTATTTCTTCTGCAAGAGAAAATAAATTCAATGATCTTTCGCCAGAACCAGCAGTTACAGAATATCCAGTATCAATTACTAGCAATTTTGCAGTGATATGTGGTGATAATAAGGATTCAAAATATTTAAATCCTAGAAAACCACCAGAAAGATTTATGGATTGACCATCGGTTATATTATTAACACCTAGTGATAATTCAGTTATTGATGCGGGTCTTGACCAGTTCCTTACCATTTATGCATCCTCCGTAATAATAGTATCTTGTTTGACAACAACAAGTAATGTAGAAGCAGAAACATCATTAGGAGATTGCATTGATAATATACTTGATCTATCTATATTGGGATTATTCACTTGAAGACCTCGCAGTAATGGTGCTTGAAACAAATTCTTAGGAACTGGAGCAGGACCTCTCTTGATACTTTCATTTGTATCTCCGCCAGTTCCATATGCAGTGAAGAACTGATTATCTAATGCAGTCCCTCTAGATCTTACCTCTGCCCTATCTCTAGAATCAACACGAGAACCTGCACCAAGAAATTCTGTTCTTCCTCCAACGTGTTTTGCTGCTTGCACCTGCATATTTCTATTTCCAATTGCTGCTACAGACCGATCAAATATTTTACCAACACTTTCTCTAGAAGGAAATTGCTTTCTCTTAGCAAAGTATGACATCATAGCATCAATTGCACTATCTCTATCATTAACTTTTTTCCATATTGGATCTACTTTAGTTCCAGGACCACTACTTACATTTGGATTTATATATGCAGGTTGATATTGTCCATCACTAGTAATAACTTCACGAATATTAGATCCGTAACGTTTTTCGGGATCGGCTGCTCTGTTATATATTGATTGTGCTACATCTGCTCTTGACTGAGCATTACCACCTTCCAATGCAGCAATTGCTGCTAATAGTGCCTTATCACCCTTAGCATTAGATGCAATTGGAGGATTAGATGAATCGGGTAAACCATCAGGTAAACCATCAGATTGATCAGAAGAATTTGAATCATCATCTTTATCTTTATCTTCAAATCCAAATAATTTTTTAACATTATCTACAAGATCTTCTAAAAGATTATTTGACTTAGTTTTTTCACCCAAATTATTTGCTTGTGCTATGGTTGTTTTTTTGAAAACAGAAAAAGACTCAACACCAGAACCAGTTCTTATTGGTTTACTATCAAGCGTTAACTTTCCACTATCATATGAGGTTCCTTTAACAGTACCACCTTTAGAATAACCTTTAATATTTTCTTCAACCTTTCTTGATTCAGTAAAAAACTCTTCCTTTGTCATTGGTGTTCCAGATGGACCTTCAAATTTAGGAGATGAAGATCCCAATGCAGTTGGACTTCTATAGGCATATCCAACACCAGGTAGAAAAACTTTCGTATTTGTTGGCGAATTATTATTATTCACAATCTCAATAACTTTTTTTGCTGCACTATTAAATTCTACAACCTGAACTGGTTTATTAGATTCAGAATTTATTGGTGCTTCTAGTCTTTGATCAGGGGGAATTGGATTTGGATTAATTGGAAGAGATCCTAGTGCTTCTATTGGAGTACCCAATCCTTTTTCAATATCCTTTAACTCTTTGAGGGATTCATCGACTTCACTTCCATCCGTTTCACCTAAAAACTTACTCAATTCATCTAAATCTTTTTTTATTTGTTCTTCCTTTCCTGGAGTTAATTTTTGAGTAAGTTCAATAAACATTATCGAGAGTTTACCAATCTCACCAACTATAAATTTTATATTATCAATAAGACCTTTGTTATCTTCAGTAAACTTCTCTATACTTGCAATGATTGCAGGCAAACTATTAACTAAAATACCAGCACCAAGTAAAATGAAAAAATCTTTTAATTTATCAATAAAACTTCTTGCTGGTTGAATAACTTTCTTTGCAATTCCAGATCCAAATTTTTGTTTTTTCTTATCTTCAATAAGATCTTCTCTTTGCTTTAACTTTATCTTATTTTGCTGAACTTTAAATAATGTCTGTTCTTCAGCACGAAGTTTCTTCATACTCTTGTTCCCTTCGGCAAGAGTCTTATTAATCTTTATTGCATTTATTTTTAGAGTTTTTATCCCAGTTTCAATCATAATTCAACTCCATATGCAGAGAATGATCTACCGAAGAATGGATTGTCTAAATCCATCGGTGCAATCAAAATATCAGAAGATGAAGATTCTCTTGGCTGTTCTTGTGGTTGTGCCTGTTGCTGTTGTTTAGGTGTCTTTATTACCGTTGGTGGTAAATTAAGATTCATCGTTTCAATAGAACCTTCACCAGATGATTGTTGCGATCTTATTCTATGATCATAAGTTTCAAGTCCTGGGTTAAAAGGAACAACTTGTAATTCAATCGGTGATTTTTTAACTGGTTCTAATTCAGGTTCAGGTGTCTTGGGTTTATTATTTTCATGTTCTTCAGATATCTTTTTAAATACCTGTATAAACGCCATCGTGCTATCTGAAAATATTGGTGTAGTATTACTCATAAGAGGCGTTTGAGGTTGAGTGCTACTACTATCAACACTGACTGTTTGAGTTTCTGGTTGGGATTGACCTCCTTGTATTATATTTAAAAGATTACGAAATCCGTCAGATTTTTCATATTCTTTCATTTCTAATTTTCTAACTCGTTTTTCTACAAGATCAGAAAATTCTTTGAATAGTGAAATAGTTCTATTAGTTTCTTCTTGCTGCAATGCAAAGTTTCTTGCCTGCTGTTCTACACCACTCTTAAATGATAGGAACATTCTCCCATAATTATTATTAATATCTTTCAATACAGGACGGAACCTATTTGCAGCTGGTGCCTGAATAACTTCTTCCTTAGGTGCAAGGATTGTTGGAACACTATCAACGTTTGTTGGTCCATCACCAGGTATCGTTCCACCTTTAGAATAACCTTGAATAGGTTTACCATCTTTATCAAGATCAGGTTCTAATTTTGATCTCATAGATTCTGGTAAAAGATTATCCATAAAACTCAATGGTATATCTTCCTTTCTCAATTCACCAAGTTGTTTGAGCTTCCTTGCATTACTGCCAACATCAACTATTCCATCTAATAGTCCCATATACTTCACGCCTTGGGCTTGTGATCGTAACTTATCAATCTCTTTTTTATATTCTTCAGGATCAGTTTCTTTTAATTTTAATATTCTTTCTATATCCGATTCATCCGCTTTTTGCTGTATAGGTCCTCCAAAAACAAGCAACGCCATCATCAAAGCATTACCCAAACCACCACCACCACCACCACCTAATGGTGTTCTCGGCAGTGTTCCCGGCAGTCTTCTCGACAGTGGTGAACTTGATGGTCTTATTTTTGGGGTTTTGGGGAATTTTGGTGCTTCAAATCGTTTACCGCTTTGACCAGCAAATTCTCTGCCGTCACGAATGTTAGTTCTTCCATCAGGACCAGTTAATGGTCCCTTTGGAGTCCGTTGTCCACCAATAGGATTACCCTTAGAATCAAGAATTGGTGATGGTTTTGTTTGTGTTGGTGTTGGTGTTCCTGGTTTTGGTGTTACTGGTTTTGGTGTTACTGGTTTCGGTTGGACAGGTTTTGGTGTTTGTGTTGTTGGTTGTGGTGGTTTCTTTCCAGATAGAGATCCTATTCTTCTAGTTAAACTACGAGCAAGAGAGAATAAACCTTTTAATTTTAATAAAAGACCTAATATCTTACCACCAATTGCGATGGCAAGCAGTGTTTCCCAGTGATCTCGTAAAAAATTAAATACTCTAACTAACTTTTCTCTATTTTCATCGTCAGATAACCATTCAAAAGCAGCATTAAGGGCAATACCAGTTCCAACTATAGTTAAAAACTCAATAATCTTATCAAAAATACCTTTAATTGGTGATAATACTTTTTTACCAAAATCTTTTATATTTCCAGCTAAACCCTTTCCTCTTTCTACAAAATCTTCTTTTGCTACAAGTTTCTTTTTCTTTACTTGTTTTCTAGAAAGTTTTAAAGTTTGTTTCTTTTCTGCAATTCTATTAGCAAAATCAATTGCTAACTGATTTTGAATTTCTACAAGGATTTTATTAGTTTCTGTTAGAGTTGTTGCTAAAGATCCTGTAGATACTGTTTCTGGTCCTTTTAAATCTTCTGCCTTTATTGCTTGTGCTTTCTTTACTCTCACAAAAGACATCTTGGATGTCTTCAGTTTTGGTTTCGCAAACGAAAAACTAATCTTATTGGCACTCTTCATCAATGGAGACGAATCCTTCCCCATTTTTGGTAATGATGGTGCTTGGAATGATTGTTGGTTTTCTAATGCCACTACTGATTCTGCTGTGCCTTAAGGTTTTCTTCTTCAATGTGTTGGGAAAGCATCGTTACATATACTTCTCTCTCCCAAGGTATCATATTTTCAAGTTCTGTTAATGAATATTTATGATATTGAATCAAGGAAAAATTCGTCTTGTAATACACCTCAAGACTAGTATGTGACATGACTAGCTGAAAAAAGATGCTAATCCCTCAAGCACAACCTCATTATCTTTTTTGGTATTGGGATTCTTTACGACAATAGTATGTGTAAGTTTTGGCATCGTTTCAAAGAACTTCTCAATTTCTTTGAATTGCTTAGTATTCATCTGTTCAATAAATTCATTCATTTCTTTCTTAGTTGAATCTTTTGCAGACCAACACTCATCAGCATTATAAATCATCTCAATACAAGAAGAAATCATTTCAAGAGATTGATCAACACCTTCACCACCACCTTGAACTTCAAAGTTATTTTCAACAAATTGATCAATTGTTGGATACTTTAATTTCATTGAGAGAGTATCATCCAACTTTATAATATTAGTATGCTCTTTGTTTTTTTGAACTTTGATTGTATCAATATCAATCTCAGTTTGAACCTGGGTCTCACCATCATCTTGACAGGTTACGTTGACCTCAATTTGTTCACCAACAGACTTGGCACGAATATTGAGAAACAAATATTCAATATCAAATGTTGCAAGTTCTTCTACCTTAACACCACGAGTGCTAATACAATCTGACAAGATTTGAATAATGGCATTAGTAATCTGTCCCATGTCTTCAGATTCTAGTGCCATTACTAGAATTTTTTCTTCTCTTACCAGAAAGGGGCGATACTTTACTTTTTTTCCAGTAGAAGGAATCTCTAATTCATATGTTGGAGTGCTAATTTTTGGTAAAGGCATAATCTGCAATACAATTCAGTTATTTTTATTTATTATGGTTATTGAGGACCAAACGCACCTTGATCTGCCAACTGTGCTAGAGTTGATTGAGATCCTGTCGATTCTGATGTATATGGTTCTAGAACAAAGTCGTTAATAGTTTGTGCTTCAGTTCCTATATTCTTTCTCATCAATCTGTAACGATCATAATACATTGTAATTGTAACACGCATTACTTCCGAATTACCATACTGAACTGGAATAGCATTAACTGCTTTAGGAAATGCATTAACTAACTGATATGTAACATCTGTTGCTTTAGGGACATTATAATTCTTTTCAAATTTGGTGATGTATATTCCACCAGAATTTTTATAAAATTTAGGATAGTTAAAACGCCTATAATAATTACCATCAATATTTTGATCATATGCACCAGGTTCACCCAACAGGTTACTATTACCACCAGCAATATAGTTCATCCATGCTTCAAAGAACATGAGAATAGTGTAGTCTCTATCGACGTAGAAAGAGAAATCAATATCAGTATTAATTCTGGTGTGTGCATACTCTTGAACAACACCCTGAAACTGATCCTTCATCTCACCAGTTGCATTTGTTGATGATGGAAGAGTTGCAGAAAAACAATTAATTGCTAACTTTCTTTGGAAAGTCTGATTCCAGTCAAATCCATAAATTGGTGATAATGATGGATTACTTAAATGCTCAAGGAATGGTGTTACTGATCCACTAGTTCCCCATCCATTACCAATGAATACTTGAAACTGATTTGATCTTGCAAATCCACCGCTTGTAGCAGTATCTTGATGTAAATCACCTACAATTGTCTGGATATTGGGGATATTAGGCATCTCTAAATATTAATACAGCCTTTGTTATTAGTTATTTAGATGTCATATAAGGGAAAATTTCAACCATCATATTCAAAAAAATATAAGGGTGATCCAACAAATATCATTTATAGATCACTTTGGGAAAGAAAGTTTATGATGTATTGTGATTTAAATGAAAATATTATTGAATGGGGATCTGAAGAAATTGCTCTGCCATATCGTTCTCCTCTAGATAATCGAGTTCATCGTTACTTCCCAGACTTCTATATTAAGGTTAGAGAAAGTAATGGATCTCTCAAAAGATATTTGATTGAGATCAAACCAAAAAAACAAACAGTGGAACCAAAAGTTAAAAAAAGAAAAACAAAAGCATATATTTACGAAGTCACTGAGTATGCCAAAAATATGGCAAAATGGAAAGCAGCAGAAGAATTCTGTAAAGATCGTATGTGGGAATTTAAAGTTCTAACAGAAGATGAACTAGGTATTCGCTGATGGCATATCCAACAGACGATAAAGAAAATCGAATTCGTTCTGTAATGAATAATCTTGTCGGGATTGAAGATCCTGATGATTTGATGATTGAATTATTAGGTGTATTAGAAGAAGGTGGTAAAGTTCCAGAGTCTGGTAGATATTATGTCTTTGTATATAATCCCAAAACTCCTAACATCAGATATGATCAAAATCCTCTCGTAGCAATAAGTGATGTATTCACCTGGGGATTTAGAGGAATCAACTTACACTGGGGTGAAGTGAGGCAATATACCTGGAATGAAATTGTTGGGCAAATCTATGAAATCTATTCATATGAACTTGCAGATGTTCAAGAGATCCCTTTTGCAAAATATCGTCTAAATAGTTGATAATAGATATGTTGGAAATATAATGCCTGCAAAAGGTCTTTTAAGATATCCCTACGAAGCAATAACTCAGAATACTGATTACTTACAGATCAGAATCTTTAAGTATGAAAGAAAAGGTGGTGTAACTGATGGTCCTAAACCTTCTGAGGGGCAAGCATTTGATGTATCAAATTATGTTTCAAATAAAGCAAAAGTTTTAGGACCAGATGGCGTAATTATTCTTCCAATGCCATCCAATATTCAAGATTCTAATGTCGTCTCTTATGACAATGATTCTATGAATACATTTGCAGCACAAGGTGTTGCTGCAGTTCAAGGACTAATGGGTGGTGGTGGTAAAGCATTCAGTGAATTTGTTGGTAGAGGGAAAGCGGCGGTAGGTGCTGATGAAATTACACTTGGTGAAGCAACACCAGGCAATACCAATGCAGAAAAAGTAAAAGCAGCTTTTCAAACCGCCGTTAGCGACGACGCGGGAAGAGCTATAGCAGCAAATCTTGCAGTGAGTGCAGTTAATGTTTTTGGTGCCAATGTATCTTTTAATTCTTTACTTGCCAGGACTGATAGTAAGATTCTAAATCCAAATATGGAGTTACTCTTCAATAATGTAACTCTCAGAACATTTAGATTTTCTTTTAAATTTGCTCCAAGAGATCCAAATGAAGCAACTGCCGTTAAGTCTATTATAAGGACTTTTAAAAAAAATATGGCAGCACAAAAAGAGGGTGAAATATTCTTAAAGACGCCAAACATATTCAAACTAACTTATAGAAAAGGAAATCAAAATCATCCTTTCTTACATAGATTTAAAGATTGTGCTTTGAGTGATATGAGTGTTCAATATACTGGTGATAATGTTTATGCAACATATTCAGATGGAACACCAATTTCTATGATTATGAATCTAACTTTTAAAGAAATGATGCCCATCTATTCCGATGATTATGATAAGGATGACAGTGGCACGGCGATGCCAAATCAGTCATATACTTCTTCGACGGATGAATATGTGGAGGGTCCACAGGGCAATTTAATTTATGGTGCAGGTCAAAATAGTTCTACAGACGTAGAAGGAGTAGGATTCTAAAATGGGATACTTTAGAGAACTATCTAATTTTGAATATATTTCACCTTTATCTGATCGCAATAAAGATAACGAATATATTCTAGCAAAAAATTTGTTCAGAAGAATCAAACTAGTAGATGACTTTCAAAACTCAACTACTAACTTTCAAAAGTATTATATCAGAGATGGTATGAGACCAGATCAAGTTGCAGTTCAACTGTATGGTCTTTCAACTCACGATTGGGTGGTTCTTATCTCTGCTGGAATCACTAATGTAAGAAATCAATGGCCATTATCTGATCGTGATATCTACGATTATGCTCAGGCAAAATATGGTGTTGATGTTAATATGACTCGCTTCTACGAAACTAAAGAAGTAAAAGATAGTAAAGGTAGATTGATTATGCCAAAGGGGCAAATTGTTGATGCATATTTCAAATCACCAAAACCAAAAGTAGATACTGCACCAACATCATCATATGTTCAATTTTGGGACAGTGGTCTTGATACAATGATAACAAAAACTGATGTTACATCTCCAGTTACTAACTTTGAATATGAAACTAGACTAAACGATGAGAAGAGAGGAATATTTGTATTAAGACCATCTTATCTACAGCAGTTCTTATCTAACAATAGAACTCTTATGTTATATGGAAGTTCTACACAAACAATAAGTAGAAAACTCAAGAGAGGAGAAAATATTAGACTCTGATCACCACAGTAGATCTAGTTTCTTATCAAAGATCATAACGTATCGATGTTTACGAGATCTATCTTTCCACTCACCCTCGGATCCTTTGACACTTCCTCTAGAGTGTTTAGTTCCATC